ATGGTAGAGGATCAAAAGGATCACTACATGGATTAACTAAGTTTAGCATGGAAGATGCTCCACCTAACTTATTGTTTTTAGAATATATAGCTAGACCTCAAACTGCTGAAATATTTTTTGAAGATGTACTTATGGCTTGTGTTTTTTATGGCATGCCTATACTAGCAGAGAATAACAAACCTAGATTATTATATCATTTTAAAAGAAGAGGTTATAGAGGTTACTCTATGAACAGACCAGATAAAACAATACATAAGCTATCTGTAACAGAAAAAGAAATAGGTGGTATACCTAATTCAAGTGAAGACGTTAAACAAGCGCATGCAGCTGCTATTGAAGCCTATATAGAGATGTTTGTTGGATATAACAATGAACAATATGGAACAATGTACTTTCAGCGTACATTAGAAGACTGGGCTGCTTTTGATATAAACAATAGAACAAAACACGATGCATCAATAAGCTCTGGTCTAGCGATCATGGCTTGCAATAAAAACAAATATAGACCCGTTGCTGAGGTTATAAAACAACCTGTAAATTTAAACTTTTCTAAGTATGATAATAGAGGCAGCGAATCAAAAATAATTAATAGATGAAATTAAACACTGGTGTTAATAGTGCGTTTCCTGATCAGATGGTATCTGAAGAGGAAAAGAGAACTTTAGAATATGGATTATTAGTTGGGCAAGCTATTGAGTATGAGTGGTTTAGAGGTGGTAGAGTAAATGGTAGCAGGTGGAACACGGGTTATCAACAATTTCACAATTTAAGATTATACGCTCGTGGAGAGCAGAGTGTGCAAAAATATAAAGATGAATTATCTATTAATGGTGATTTGTCTTATTTAAATTTAGACTGGAAGCCAGTTCCTATTATACCTAAATTTGTAGATATAGTAGTTAATGGTATTGCGGCTAAAAATTATGATATAAAAGCTTATGCTCAAGATCCTTTTTCATTAAGTCAAAGAACAAAATATGCTCAAGGCATAATGAGAGATATGATGGCTCAAGATTATTTAAATTCTATTAAACAAGAAACTGGTTTAAATTTATTTAATTCTCAAAATCCTGAAACTCTTCCTCAATCAAAAGAAGAACTAGAAGTACACATGCAGCTTGATTACAAGCAGTCTGTGGAAATTGCTGAAGAAGAATTAGTTAATCAGTTGCTTGATTTTAATAAATATGATTTAACCAAAAAAAGAGTTGTAGAAGATGTTGTTACTATAGGTATAGGAGCTATTAAAACAGCTTTTAATAAATCAGAAGGCGTTGTGGTTGATTACGTAGACCCTGCTAATTTAGTTTATTCTTACACCAATGATCCTAACTTTGAAGATATATACTATGTAGGTGAAATAAAGTCAATGACTTTAGCTGAAATTAAAAAGAAATTTCCATATCTTACAAGTGAAGAATTAGAAAAAATGGTTAAATACCCTGGTCGTGATGGTTATATAGCTAATCCTAATTATGATAGAGATTTAGTTCAAATATTGTTTTTTGAATATAAAACATTTATTGATCAAGTTTTTAAAATCAAACAAACTGATAATGGATTAGAAAAAACATTACAAAAACCAGATACATTTAATCCACCTGAAAGTGATAACTTTAATAGAGTTTCAAGAAGTATAGAGGTTTTGTTTAGTGGTGCTAAAGTAATGGGAGTTCCCCAAATGCTTGAATGGAAACTTGCTGAAAATATGACTAGACCTAATAGCGATTTAACAAAAGTAAATATGAATTATGCTATATGTGCACCTAATTTATATCAAGGGCGTATAGAATCTTTAGTTAGTAGATGTACTAGTTTTGCAGATATGATACAATTAACATCGTTAAAATTACAACAAGTAATTCAACGTGTGGTTCCAGATGGTGTTTTTGTAGATGTTGATGGATTAGCTGAGGTGGATTTAGGTAACGGAACAAATTATAATCCACAAGAGGCATTAAATATGTATTTTCAAACTGGATCTATCGTTGGTAGATCACTTACACAAGATGGAGATCCTAATAGAGGTAAAGTACCTATTCAAGAATTACAATCATCAAGTGCTAATGGTAAAATACAATCTTTAATTAATACTTATCAGTATTATTTGCAAATGATAAGAGATGTAACTGGTCTTAATGAAGCTAGAGATGGTAGTCAGCCAGATCCAAATGCTTTAGTTGGTTTACAAAAAATGGCGGCTAACGCTTCAAATATAGCCACTAAGCATATATTAGATGCTAGTTTGTATCTAACATTAAGAACTTGTGAAAACATATCTTTAAGAGCGGCTGATATGCTTGAGTTTGCATTAACTAAAAATGCTTTGTCATCTAGTATCGGAAGATTTAATGTGGCAACTTTAGATGAAATTACGGATTTACATTTGTATGATTTTGGAATATTTTTAGAATTAGAGCCTGATGATGAAGAAAAAGCTATGCTTGAACAAAATATTCAAATGGCTTTACAACAAAATCAAATATATCTTGAAGATGCTATTGATATTAGAAATATCAAAAACCAAGGGTTAGCTAATCAAGTATTGAAATACAGAAGAGTTAAAAAACAAGAACAAGATCAAGCGGCTCAACAAGCTCAGATTCAAGCTCAAGCTCAAGCAAACATGCAACAGTCTGAGCAAGCTGCTTTAAATGAAGTGCAAAAACAAGAGGCTTTAGCTCAAACAGAAATACAAATTGAACAAGCTAAGTCTCAGTTTGAAATACAAAGAATGGAGCAAGAAGCGTTAATTAAAAAACAATTAATGGCTGAAGAGTTTCAATATCAATTACAACTTGCTCAAGCTCAAATTGGTAGAGACAAACAGAAAGAACAATTTATAGAAGATCGTAAAGATAAAAGAACTAAAATACAAGCAACACAACAATCAAAAATGATTGAACAACGTCAAAATGATTTACTACCTACAGATTTTGAATCCGCTGGTAATGATAGCTTAGGCGGATTTGGTTTAGAGCAGTTTATGCCTCAGTAAACCTATTTATTAATTTTTATTATATTATATTATGTCAGAACAAGTAAAAGAAGAAGGTACGTTTAAAATTAAACGTAAACCTAAACAATTGGTAAAAGACGATATTATTAAAGTCGATTTATCAAAAAAACAAGAAGAACCTAAAACAGAAACAGATGCCATTCAAGTCGGAGAAACAAAGAAGGTGGTTGTGGAAGAACAAACCGGAGATAGCCCTAAAGTGGACAAACAAGTACCAGAGCCCAGCCCAGTTTCTGAAATTAAAGAAGAAAAAGAAGTAAAACCTATTGAAGAAGTTGTTGAAGAAGAGATACAACAAATAGGTGAACAACTAGAAGAAAAAGTTATTGCTCCAACGCCTCAAGAGGCTAGAGAAATAGCTAAACTACCTGAGAACATTGAAAAAGTCGTAGACTTTATGAAAGAAACAGGTGGAACATTAGAAGACTATGTTAGACTAAACGCTGACTATTCTAATGTAGATAATGATACTTTATTAAGAGAGTATTACAAACAAGCTAAATCGCACTTAGATTCAGAAGAAATTAACTTCATGATTGAGGATAATTTTTCATTTGATGAAGAAGTGGACGAGGAACGTGAGATTCGTAAAAAGAAACTTGCGTATAAAGAAGAGGTTGCTAAAGCCCGAAAGCACTTAGATGGTTTAAAAAGTCAATATTACGAGGAAATCAAGTTGAGACCTGGTACGACACAAGACCAACAAAAAGCTATGGACTTTTTCAATCGCTATAATGAAGAGCAAAACACAGCTCAACAACAACATGAGGATTTTAAATCTAATACTAAAGATTATTTCACTAATGATTTCAAAGGTTTTGACATCAGTGTTGGTGAAAAGAAATTTAGATACGGTGTTAAAAATCCTAGTGAAGTTGCAACTAAACAATCGAATATTACAAACACAATTAAGAAGTTCTTAGATGATAAAGGTAATGTAAAGGATGTTAAAGGTTATCACAAAGCTATGTATGCCGCTGAAAACGTTGACAAAATAGCACAACATTTTTATGAGCAAGGTAAATCCGATGCTACTAAAGATCTTGTTGCTAAGTCTAAAAACATAACAGAAGACGTTAGGCCTTCGCCTACCGGAGACGTATTTGTTGGTGGATTAAAAGTTAAAGCTATAAGCGGTCTTGATTCTTCGAAACTGAAGATTAAAACAAGAAAATTTAACTAAAAACAAAATTAATTATTATGGGACAAATTAATCCTGTGTTTGGAAGTATTATACCTTCTCAACAACAATTAGCTTTGCAAAACAATTATCTAGCATTTAATGCTGGAGCTAATGACTTTGCTCAGCAATACCTACCAGAAGTTTATGAAGCTGAGGTAGAAAGATATGGAAACAGAACTTTAAACGGTTTCCTTAGAATGGTTGGCGCTGAAATGCCAATGTCATCTGATCAAGTAATTTGGTCTGAACAAAATAGACTGCATGTTTCTTACAACAACGTTGTACAAGGTGGTGCTGGAGCTGCTACTTTTGCTTTTGTTTTAGGTGGTGGTGTACAAAATGCTATTTTTCCAAACGATACTATCGTTGTAATGAACCCAACTACTGGTGTTACATTGAAAGGTGTAGTATCTACTAGTTTACCAGGTGGTATAGGTCAAGTAGTTACTGCTTATCCATTTACTGCTGCTAACTGGGATGCTTTAGGAGTTGCTGCTACAAACCTTAAAATGTTTGTATATGGTTCTATCTTTGCTAAAGGAACTGTTGGACCTGTAGATAATGGCTTAGGTGCTGGATCTTACAAGTCTATTCAACCTTCATTTACTCAATATTCTAATAACCCAATCATCATAAAAGATTCATTTCAAATTAATGGTTCTGATATGGCTCAAATTGGATGGGTAGAAGTTGCTACAGAAGATGGAACATCAGGATACTTATGGTATTTAAAGTCTGAGTCTGAAACAAGATTACGTTTTGACGATTACTTAGAAATGGCAATGGTTGAAGGTGAATTAGCTACAGGAGCTGGAGGTGTAAGTTTTGCTGCTCAAGCCGCTGCTAATGTCCAAGGATTTGGAGGTGGTATCAACGCTTATGGATCTCAAGGACTTTTTGCTGCTATCCAAGCAAGAGGTAATGTAATGTCTGGATTCTCGGCTGGTACTGGAATTTCTGACTTTGATCAAGTACTTAAAAATCTAGATACTCAAGGAGCTATTGAAGAAAACATGCTTTTCTTAAACAGAGGACTTGATTTAGATTTTGATGACATGTTAGGACAAA